GCAAGGGATAATCGCCAAGCGCATGGCCTGCGAGAAGCAAAAAAAGAATGAAAACCATATAGCTCATAATTTTCCGCCGTCTACTTTCACTGAAGAGCCGATAATCTGTTCCAAGTCCTGAATCCTATTATTCAGGCGCATGTTTGTAGCCAAGATTTCATTGATAGACAAGGACAGTCCCATCACATCTTGTATGGACAACCGAATTTCTTTTGTTCCCATAGCGTTTGCGGTTTTAGATTTATTAATGAAATTTTGAAGTGCTTCATCCATAGTTTTACCCCATATATCCTCGATTTAAATATTCCGCATGATCATTTGCATTTTTTAACAACAAAGGTAAATCGTACTTATTACAAAACTTTAAAAAATGTATGCCAACATTAGAAACCGGAGGCTTTTGAACTGCGTCTACTATTACCGAATCCATTAATTCTTTAATTTCTTCTGGTTGCTTGGTTAAATCGATAAGACTTTCATTGATTTTAAATTCATCAATGACCCGAACATATTTTTTGCGAGGGGTTCCATCTTTTTCAAACCCATCAATCTTTTCCCATTGTTGAAGCATGAAATTGTTCCAATTGAAACCTTGTCCTGACCGATCTTCCCATGCTTCTCGAATGCCTACTTTTTTGCTACTTCCCGCATATCTAACTCCGGGGGCGCATGAAAAAATGCCGTCACCCGGATCGCCACGCACAATCTTTATAAACAGAGCCTTTTTCCACCATTCCTTTTCGACATCAAAAGTAAATGCAGAAGAGACATGGTTTGGGTTTTGTTTAGAAAGTTGTTTTTGTTCAGTGAGATGTTTCTTTTGTAAATCATTTATCTTTCCAAGAATTTTAATTTTTCCAGAAGATGTTGATACATCAAATGCCAAATAATTACCTTTTCCATCAACAATATGATCATGATAGATAGTTCTATCTTCAATACCATTATATATAGAAACATTTGGAGCAAGAAGTTGAATAAAGTCGCTATCTCCTGAAATTATAACATGCTCATCTGATGGATGAAGTTGAATCCATCTGGCAATAAAATCATCGCCTTCGATGCGATCTTTAATTAATGCGGTGCATCTTGTTTTTTCCACCATAAACTTAGCAAAATCATCCAAAGCGACCTTAAATGCCGCATCTTCTTCTATTTCATCTTTTGTATTATTAAGACGATCAAGTTTTCTAGATTCTTTATATTTGGGATAGGTTGAATATCTCCAGCTATATGAATCAAAGCTGAAGACCATATGGTCAACTTTTGTTTCTCTATAAATCTTTCGCAAACTCTGAAAAACTGTGTTCATAGCCATGCCAACTTTTGTGTAGGCATCGCCGTGACAAGTGTGTCTAGCTCTATAAAAAAGATTGCTTACATCGATTATTGCGTAACGAGTCATGAAACATCTCCAAACACTATATTAACCACAGTTTTTTGGTAAATTCAAATAAATACATCGTGGCAAGTTGCTATTTTATCGGGGTCAACGCCGATTTAGACAACATGATGCGGAAGTTATAAAGTCTATATAAATCAAATGGTTTTATAGAAACTAAGACTTTGGACGCTCAGCCAAATAGTCTGTTGAACAAGCGTTTTTAAAATGCTTGGTAAAAAATAAATTGTTTTAAATGGAATGAAAATTCCATCGAATACCTATTGCTAGATAGTTCGTATTATTTTACGAAACAATTATTTTTTACTTATTGTTCAAAAATAAAGACTAGCTATACCCAGTGCTACCATCATCATTAGAAAATTGTCTAGTTATTGCTCTTGATGAATTAAAAGGAACTGGATCATTTTCTATATGTGTTCCTTCTGCTTGACTTCGGCAAACATCAGAAAACCATTGTTCTACAATTTGTTCATCGGTGAAACCAACATATCCGCTCTTACGAAGAAATTCGATCCAATATTCATTCCAATCGAATTCGAAATATACTCCATTGACTCCTTGTTGTGGGTCAAAACCATGATCCACAATATCAATCCAAGGTTCTTCTTTTAGTGTGGCGGTAGTTTTTTCAAATCTGTTTTTTTCGATTTTACCGTGCGCAAAATCAACTTCTAACATCGCTAATTTATTTTCTAATGATTCAGCATCGGGGTAATCAATACGCACTTTTCCAGTATCATATTCATACTGATCAATAATTTTATGCTTTAGTTCCAATTCCAATCGAACAGATGGTGGGATTTTATTATCATATTCGATTTCTGCCAATTTGAGATCGTATTGATAATCTTCAATATTGCCATATTTGTATTCTATTTCAATACATTTTTTATCTTTTTCTTTTTTAGAAAGACCATATTTTACTTCAACATCAAGTAATTTTAAATCAAGTTCTTTTCCAGTATAATAATAATTTGCTTCTGCAAGATCGAATGACTGCCCTTTAAGACCCCACGATGCTGGCAACCACTTGAACGGTATTTTGGTCATTTTTTCAAAAATCCTATAATTATATACTTACTTATTCAAAAAAGATAAAAATTGAGGGAGAAGAGGTTTAAATTCGCTCTTCTCCCTCCGGTCACGACCAAAACGCTGGTGCAATCTTGGACGCTACTACCGCCCGCGTGATGATTGGAATCACCTCCCTCTTGGATAAAATGCTGGGCGGAAGATTCATATTATTTTCGTTCAACAATTCCGTTTTGTTCCATACAGGCAACCCCCAAAGCGGTGACCTTTCTAACAAAATCCAAACCATCCTGTGATGCTTTTGGATCGCCCTGAGTTGAAAGAGAACGGCGGGCCTCTGTTAGATAATATTCCATGAATAGAACAAACTCAGTAACAGTATGAAGTCCACCAGTAATAGTGGTGTCAACATTCCAACGTCTATCTTGATAGTCGCGTTCGCCATTGATAGCATCATATACTAATTCTCTACTGGGCATTATCGATTAGCTCTCAAGAAATAATTATAAATGCCATATGAAGTTTCGACGGAAATCAAAAGAACTCCACGATTGGTAACCTTCATGGTAGTTGGATTATTACCGCTCAACTTCATAATGGAAAGAAATTGCGCGGTAGTCCAAGTCAGATTTCCTTTGAGTTCTCCAGAAATACCATTTTCAAAAACCATGCTGGCGCGGTGACTTGATGAATTTTCTTCATCACCAATAAAGAACTGCAAGTCGCCCTTTACCGTTCGAATTCCAAAACACTTGTCAACTTCGGCATACAAACTAGCCAATTGAGAAAATTCAGCAATCTTGGCCTTCGATGGAGAAAATTCCACATCCCACGGAATATTTGCCGGAATAGTAGCTTGTTCCGGAATATGCCGTGGGTCCATCATCCGAAAGTCAGCATCATTTCCAGTAACTTTATTACGGAATTCAAACTTCTCTACGGTGGTTTGGCCGGATCGCTCCATTTTCTTTACAGAAAACTTAGCATCATCTGTACGATAGTTGGCAAAATTAAGAAGACCATTAAGCAACGACATATTAGTAATTCCGAATTCGCCTTCGAATTCTGCAACTACATTCTTTAACTCTGCTTCAACAAACAAAGTCTTTTCAGAATCGCATCCCTTAATAATAGTATTCTTATCAGTTCCAGTAATTTTAAGACAATCCATCAAGCCATTGGTTTGACGAATAATGTCTAATAAAACATCTCTCATTAACTTAACTCCGGTTAAAGCTATTAGTTCTTGTATTTCAAAAAATTAACAATATTTTGTGGAGAAGATTCACCATATGGGTCATCTTTCGCATTATCTGTCTTACCGGGTTCAATAAACCACTGTTCGACGGTTCCGTTGTTGATAATAGCTGCATAACGCCATGATCTTTGGCCAAATCCGAGATTATCCTTATAAACAAGCATATCCATTCCGACTGTAAACAAGCCAGAACCATCCGGGATCAACTTGATATTATTAATATTCTGTGTCTTTCCCCAAGCATTCATTACGAATGCATCATTGACAGAAATACAGTAAATTTCGTCAATACCGTATGATTTGAATTCTTCATACATACGTTCAAAGTCGGGAAGTTGGTATGTCGAACATGTTGGAGTAAATGCACCGGGAAGGGAAAATAGAATTACCCGTTTTCCACCAAAATAATCAAAAGAAGTTTTGGTTTCCCAGCGAAAGGGGTTTGGTCCTTCTACAGAATCATCCCGAACTCGGGTCTTGAATGATACTGATGGGACTACGGTTGGAAGGCTCATTTGTTATCCTTTAGATTAACATATTATAAAGATACAATATCAGAAAAGGTTTATATGAGGCAATATTTTTCATTTGAAAATGAAGAATTCGTCTCCGGGTTTTTCTTTAGTTTCTTCTAAATCCCAATCAAGAACCCCCAATAAGTTCTTCAATTTCATATCGATAATAGTGTTTTCCATATCAGAATGATCGAACGGTAAATTCTTGAACCATTCGGGAAGATGCATTTCGTCAATAGGATAAGCTACCCGTTCTATATTCATATGATTCTTTTTTAGTTTACATACAATGATTTTAGAACCATCTCCAATAGTCATAGAATAGCGATCTTGATTTATTTCACGCAATTTGTTCCAATTAACAGCAGCTTCAATGTGTGAAACCGTATTCACTCGATTCTTTGTGCCCTTTTTCAGTTTAGTTGCTTCCATGAGGCTCAAATTTTCGGAAGCCTTCTTTCTTTTAGCATAATCTGACAGAGCATTGACCTTTTTAGGAGTGCCCTTTTCCCATGCGGGACGGCTGGTAAATTCTTTGCGGAACTCCTTTATCTGATCAAAAATTTCAGATCGAGAAACCCCAATCAATAAATCGATCAGAATTTTTTCTAAAAATGCTTGCATGAACTTGGGAGTATCAGACCTTTTAAGATCAAGGCCCATAGGCTTGAGTTTTCCGGGTTGATTTCCCGTATCTAAACGCTCGCCTTCTTTGTCATACATAAGAACGGCATATTTTTTCTTTTTAATGAATAAACCACGAGAAGCTACCAGTTCCCGGCCAGCTTTAATAATAGCACCTCGTTCGAGGGAAGTATTGAACTCTGCTCTCATGAACTCGGGAAAGCTATCATTTACTTCATCAGCAATAGCATCATATAAATCAATAATTTGTTCGCGTGTTAAATTATTTTCTTTAATAATTTTATCTGCGGTGAAATACGAACTATCGGTATCAGAATAAACAATAGCATCGCCCTTATAATCATATACTTCGGTAATAATTTCATTGATCTTGGAATTCATATGTTTGACAATCGAACGACCCGTTAATGTAACAGATTGCCCCATTCGTTCATCATAGAACCGAAGACCTTCATTAAGCAACGCACCATATAAGCTGTTCAATAGAATTTTACGAGCTTGCTGACGTTGGTTCCAGAAACCCACCCAGTATAGAGCTTCTTTTTTCTCTTCGGGTGTAGTAGCCTCTTTAGCTTTAATTTCAAATTCTTTTTGTTTACCTTGCATTTCTTTACGCTCGCCATACCACTTGGCCAGCAAAAGAGGAATAATCCCAGTTTTTCTAGTGCTAAAGATTGTTCCATTAGCAGAAATACATAGTTCGTTTTTAGGATCAAATATTAATTTATATAAATCTCTACCAGACATAGTTCTGGTGATGCCGTCTTCGAAATCTACCGTAATAGGTATACTATTTTTTTCATGAATGTAATCAACTTCTAATGCACGGAATATACCTTCCCACGCATCTTTTTTAGGAATACCACTTTTGATGCGGTTTTCCACTTCTAACATAGTGGCATCTAACCGCACTTGTCCAACAATAGTTTCTGGACTGATATTTAACGCTCTAATGGCAGAAGGATAAAGGGAATTGATGTCTACGCAACCAATTTCCGAATGTAGTCCTTTCTTGGGTTGAGCTACATATGCACCAACCACTGGAGTTCTACCATCGTCATCATCATCGTCATCATCATCGTCAGAATCGAGACTATCAACTTCTTCGACATTCTTCTTGCGATCTGGCGCGATAAGATTCATCGCGTGCATTTCATTAATGATCGCCTGTTCTACAAGAGAGACTGATCCCATAGTTGTTTTAAGTAGAACCGAATTGCTATGTGCAACTTGGTTTGCTAGTTCTATGAAACGCTTTTTCTGATCAATCTTATGAAGAAGAATAGTATCTTGGCGATTATATTCTATAAACTTTGGAAAATCTTTCTTATATAGATCATCCAAGGTTCCTTCATATGGAATCTTGTTTTCTTTGACTTCTATTTCACCAACATAGTCCAATCGATAAGAATGTAATTGCTGTGGATTATGTTTTTGATAAAGTTCCAAATAGTCAAGGTGAACGCGGCCAACAAGATCATATGATTCAAGTTCTTTCTTGAATTTCTTGACCATTCGTTTGCGTGGCTTTTGGTTCCATAAACATAATTCGCGAGTAGCGTCTGCGCCAATTATTTTAATAATACGATTTACGATATAGGGAATATCGAAGGTTGAACTATTCCAACCCGAAAGCACATCTACATCCTGAATGACTTCCATGAAGTCTTTCAGTAATTGCTTTTCATCATCATATAGGTAAGTATCTTCAAATTGGTTACAAATCTTTTTACCTTCTTCAAATGAATATGTTGGCGGACACAGAACTAGCGTCACCATCTTATTCAAATGCGAAAGATATACAGAAATTGCTGTAATTTTATTGAAGGGATCATCTGGTGGAGCAAACCCGAACTTAGGGTCAAAGTCCACTTCAATATCGAAAAATCCGATATTCAATTCCGGGGCTTCTATGCCGCCGTAATGATTGGCTAAACTACGAAATATTGGATTGATATCGCTTTCGAAAATCTTGACTGGATTTCGAGCAGATGAGCTATAATGGATTCTATTAAGTTCCTTGCGAAACTTTTGAGAACTATTTGTCGTATATTTCTTGCAAGTATCACCATACAATGAAATATGCGAACCAGAAGGATGTGAATAATAGAAAGTATGTTCGGCGTCAAAATCAGTTAGTATTCTTTCACCATTGACGCGCTCTGCAACAAAGATTCTATCTTTATTCTTATCATAATATGCGTCAACGTAACTCATTATTCACCGATTTTTTCTTTTTTTAAATATTCAGACCATCGCAATTTAAAATTGATGGCATCTATTTGTTTATAGAGAAATATTTCAATTCCCCATATTTCACGATTATAATCTTTTGAAATGAAATAACCCAACTGAGTTCTATAATGGCCCGTTGCGTTATTTTTTAACCAAATCCGAACATCATCTAATAATAGATACGAATCGAGATAAGGCCCTCCATCTTGCATTCCGAAGACGTTCTTAAAATCTCTTTTTTGAAATCGTCCGCGTCTCACTATGGAGGGCCTTATATTTATTAGCGACGACCGGTCACTTCCAAGA